TTGCCAATTGCTCTAAGCTCCTTAATAACTTGGTCAACTCCTTTAATCGATTCCTTTGCCATTTGCTGTGATGTTTACAAACCTGAATAATTCGTCATCGTATTGAACATCATTAACAACGTATTTTGAGCCTCTATAAACAATACTTAGATTATCCAAATCAACGTTAATTGCCGAGTTGTTTCTTATCTTAAAAGAGTAATTGTCTTTAATATAAGATCCTCCGTTTGCGTTGTCTCTAAATGAACTAATTTGACGAACATTTGCCCAAAAACTACCAATTAAAACATTCTCAACAGTATAACCTCCAAAACCGTCATCAACGCTCGAAGTTTTATAAATTTTAATTTTTCGGCTTAATTCTCTAGCAATCATAAAAATCGTCTGTTTATATCAATAGCTTGCATTACTGATTCTGGAATTAGCGTTGTATTGACTTGTTTTTCACTTTCGTAATACCAAACCTTAATCATTTGCAAACAAGCCTGTAATAGCTCGTCTGGTACGTCTGTCGGGTCTTCATATCCTACGTTCAAAGTAACTTCTGTTTCGTTTGGATAAAGATTGCATAAGGAGTAATGAATTACAACTGGATCGGTTGGACTTACAATATCATTAATAGGATAATCGTAAACTTTTACCGGATGCCCTTTATAAACAACCTCTCTCGCATAAAATATATGATTCGTTCTTTTCTCAACAAAAATACAAGCTGCTTTAATCATTGATTGGATTTCGTTGTCGTCATCCTCCATGTCTTCATCAACTCTTAAATAGTTTAAAACCCTAGCCAAAGGCAACACATCTAAATACGCCATTATTTTTTAGCTTTAACTTGTTTTTGTTTTTCAACTAATTCGTTGCGTAAAAATCTATCCGCATCGTCTTTTGACAATTCGACAACATCTCCAACGTTATAATCTTTTTTCTCGTCTGCCTTAAAAAATGATTTTATTACAATATATTTTTCCATGTCTTTAATTTTTAATATTATACAAATTTAATAAAAAAGCCTATACAAAAATGCATAGGCTTTTAATTTTTAGAAAGTTACAACTTATGCAGCAGTAAAGTCTCCGTAAATGATTGCAGCTGGTTGCTCAACAGCCAAAGCAGTTTGAGACTCAATACGAGCTGTAATATTGTTTTTCACGAAGTTAGTTCCTTCTTGCTCAGAAAACTCTAAAGATAAACCTTGAGTAACTACTTTGTTTACTCTAGACCAATCTCCAACAAAATATTTGTTAGCAGCTAACCATGTAGCTTTGTAAACAGCAATTCCGTTGATTCTCAATACACCACCTTCGTAAACAGCGATTCCTGGCAATCCGTATCCTGAAGATGAAGATTTTGCAGTTTTCATGATGTCGTAGAAGTCAGACGGACGTACAACGATACCGTTAACAGCGTAGTTTGAATTTTCTAATGTTGCAATCTCGTTGATCAACATTTCGATTTTGTTTTTATCAGTAATAACTTGAGAAGATGCAGTTGCAGCTCCAGCCAATACAGTGTTAAAAGCAGCATTCTCAGCGATAAAATAATCTCTTCTTAAAGCGTTTGGAATGAATGAAGTTAAGAAAGGCAAGTTGTTCGCCATTTTCTTACTGTAACGAGTAAAACCAGCGATAAAGTCTGTGTTTACGTCTACCATTGTAAAATCGTAGTCTCTTTGTGCTTTAGAAGAACCTTCTGTTTGAGTAGCGATTGAACCTTCACCAGCTCCCTCTCTTGGGAATGTGTAAGTACCTCCAGCGATGTTAACAGACCCAACTAAGTCAGCAACGTTCACTAATTGACCTGGAATCATAACTGTATTGAAGTTATAATCTTTTGGTTGAGCTCCAGTTAAGTTAGCCAAAGTCATATCTCCAACAGCTTTAACTTGTACAGATTTCCCGCTTCTTACTTCTTTGATTTCGTTGAAGTTTTCGTTTAATGCTTTCTCCATAACGTCGAAATAACCTTCAGATTTTGCCTCAACGTTTTTTTCTTGCAATTTAACGTCTAACAAGTCAGCGTGTGATTGAATAGCTTTTAAGTCAGCTTTCAACGCTTCGATTGTTTCGTTGTTTTCAGATTTCATTTTTGCCTCTAATGCTTCGATTAAAGATTTTACCTCAACTGATTGCTCAGCTGTTTTTGTTTCAACTTGTGCTTTGATTCCTTCCAAAGCAGCTTTAATTTCTAATGCTTCCATTGTTTTTGTTTTTTTTTAAAGTTTAAAGTTTTTTAGTGTGTCTAATATAATCGGCTCCTCGTTCAAAGTGGCAATTTCTGCCGGCTCCTCCGTAAGTGATTTTAGTAATTGTTCGATATTTCTCAATCGTTCGTCGCTATAATCTAAATTATAAGCTTTCTCGATTAATTCCATAATACCGTAATGGCTTTTAATGCTTTTAAGTCCTTGTACGGTACTTAATTCGTTTGCTCCCCAACTTGACAAAAATGAATACTCCATTAATTTGTACTCATTAATAATAGCCTTGTTTTTAGCATCTCTTTGCAAAACTTGGTACCCAATACTCAATTCTGCATTTAAACCGCTCTCGTGCATCAATTTTACGTCTGTAAACATGTCTTTACCTAATGGCTTATTCATGTTAAACTGAGACGTAGTTAATAATCCGTAAGGATCATTTGCGTTTATTTCCAAAGGTACCCCAATCATCATCGTTGGATTGTGGTCCTTTAAAACTCTAATTCGTTTAAAGTTTTCCGTTACTGTCTTATTAAAAGAACCCGGAGCCGAAATGTCTCCGTCTGAGTCTTTAAAGTTGTAAGCGTTTGCATAAGCAACCACAATCCCTTTGTTTTCGTCTAAGTCTTTTAAGTCGTAAGATAATTGTTTAAAATCCATATCTTTTATTTTTTAAATATAATATTCCCGTCTTTGTCTCTCTTTGCCTTAAATGCTAATGTACATCGGCAATTTATAACTTGTGAGGCTTGCCCTTTTGGATCGCCTGGATATTGCATTTGCGTTCCGTCTGCCATTATAAACGCTTCGTTGAAATCAACAATTTGCCCGTTTTCAATTCTGTGATCTCTTCTGGTCCTGTCATCTTTTACGCTTATCCACTCTTTTGTTGTTTCAAAGTTTGATTGAGATGCGGCTCTCATTGCAGCAAATGCCGAAGCGAAAGTCGTTTCTGTTCTTGCTATTCTCAAAGCTTGCCATTTATAGAACTGCTGAGACCTGTTCACTATTTCAAAAATTGCGTCTTGTAATGCTATCAAAGACGTGTCGTTTTTTAACTTTTCTTGTATTGCCTTAACAATATCCTCAATAAGAGTTCCTCGAATGCTTACAATTTTATTTCCACCCTCTCCAGCTAAAAATATAAGTATATCGTTTAAAAAAGAGTCCGAAAATAAAACGTTTTTAGTCGTTTTCTCTAATTCTTTTTTTATCCTCCTACTGTAATCAAATCCAACCTCTTTATAAATATCAACTAACATCGATTTTATTTTATCGTCTGTTATGTTTAAAGTGATTAGAATTTCATAATTAGACAAAGATATATTATTTAAAGGAATTTCGCCTAAAATCTTTTTAATATGCCTTTGCACTATTCTGTACGTTTTTCTCTCGTACATGTATTGTAATCGCTCCCAGTTCATTATGAATTAGCTTGGTCAAAAGCTGTCATCGATACATCGGTAACCCTTTGCTTATTTGTCTCAATCCAAACTGTATCCATTCCGTCTTCCATTATTGTGTCATATTTCAAAGCCGATCTTATTTCATTTGGAGTTAATGGAGCTTTTGCAAGCCAATCCATTTTCTTAGACATATCCTCTTGCATTTCTGGCAAGTCGTCAATATCCCACTCAATTACTGCGTTTTCGTATCCTTTGAACTTTTTAATAAAATTCTTGTTTAAGCTGTCTTGTAATAAAACAAGGTCCGGCAAAATGTTGTCAGTTATAGCTTGCTTTCTAGCTTGAGTTGTATCTGTATTTCCTAACGTTGATTTTCCGTCATTATTCAATAACTCATCCGGCCAATTTAAAACGTTGCAAATAGCTTTACTATCGTATTTTAAATATTCAAACGGTTTTAATTCGTCTGTTGTTAATGATATTCTT